AGCAAGCCTCACATCTTCTTTCGTCAGCTTTACTTTACCGGGACTTGGAGTGGAACGTGACGCTCCAGCTACCACTTGAGCAGGTTGTGACGGTTGTTCCTGCACCGAGTTTTTATTGACAGGATCGTTAAATTTTTGCGGAAATGCTTCCTTAATCCTATTGTCAATTTCATTATAAAATTCTGGATCACTTGGACTAAACCCTTCTTCTTTTAATTCTGCATCCAAAGCTAATGCAGCAGCAGTCATTACTCTATCTTTACCAAACCAATCATTACTTTGTGACCATTCAACAGCCCTTGGATCTGCAATATTTTGCTGTTGCTGTTGAGGAGCAGGTTGTTGAGGTTGAACTACTTGAGTATTATCCAGTTCAACTTTAGCTACACTAAGAGATTTTATATCGGTCTGAGCATCATTTAAAAATTCTTGAGCCTGTAATATTTTTCCTGCATCTCCATCTTCATGTGCAGACTTATAAGCTGCTCTGGCTAATTCCAACTTATCGGTAAGTTGTTTTTCATTTACATCCAAATGCATCTTGCTAATAGTGGTAAATTCTTGTTCTCTATTAGTCAGTTTTCCGACTAACTCGTCATTCTTCTGAACTAGTTTTTGAATATGCTCATCACGATCCTTTCTTTGTTTTATTAATTGTCGGATTCGTTTTTCAGCACCTTTTGTTTCAATTCCTTCTAGTTCTTTTGGTTTCTCTTCTACTTTTTTTGTTTCAGTATCAGGGGGAGCTTCAGCTTTAACTTCCTCTCCTTCTACTTCAAATTCTACTTTATTATCTTTACTATCTGAAGTTACTTTTTCAACTTCAGTCCATTCTTCTTTGTCGCTCATTATAATTCCTTTCGCTGCTTACGAAACATACGAGTTTACGTTAATACTTCATTATACTATAGATTATATAAACATGCAAGTACTATGATCCAGATGTTAAATTAAATGTAGGATCTAAGTCTTTTGGATGTTCTACTCTACATATAACCTGATCATCAAATAATAAAATAAGTCTTATAGACTTATAAAATAGTTTCTGACCAGCATGTTTGGCATAACAAACATAATCTCCTACTTCACACCAATCTCCATTTGGAAATTTTACCTCATCTTGATAGGCTAGATCTCCTACGGAAAGAACCTTTCCTACTGTAGTAAGATAGGCCATGTCATCCTTGGTAGAATCTGGAAGTACAATACCTCCCTTTGTTACTCCTTTTATACTTACTGGTCTTATCAGGATATGATATCCCGGTAGTTCTGGTAGAGGATCTGGATCTTTGATCTCATCCTCTGTAATCCACATATCATTTTTGATAGCGTTACCTAAATGTACCTGTTGCATTTACTCCTCTTCGTCATACATTTGACGTTTTAAAATTGTTGTAAAAATTTCTCTGGACCATTCAATTCCTTGAATATGTCCTACTAGTTGTCGATAATGAGAATAACTTTCAGCATTCCCAGCCGACGTAACATTTTTTAATTTATTTAATTCTTCATTATACTCTTTTATAACTTCATCCCAGATTTCCATTAAGTTCGTACTGGTTTTGGATACTTCCAACCTGAATCGGGACGTTCATTCAGAACACCTTTACGTGCTCTTGCACCAACTCCACCATCATCAATAGACCGTTTTGTAAAGTCACCATAAAGACCACTATCTTTATTGGGAACATGCTCTGGCATACCGTTGGTAATACCACGATCATCATTCTTTACATGTGTGGGATATCCACTTGTCTTACCCTTTATATCATTAGGGTAATGTACTCCTCCATATTTAGGCATCTTACTCTCCTTGTTTGTTTGATTGTGATATTAATTCAGCTAACTTAATCTCTTTTTCTTTTTCAATATCAGCAGCTTTTTCAAGCATTCGTCCTTTTAAATTCTTTTCTTGCATTTCTGTTTTTTGTTCTTCTATTGACATTTTAGTTAATAGTTCAAGTGACTTCAATGTTTCTTTACTTACTCTGTCAAGTTCAGATTTTTCTTTTTTCATAAGAGCAGATTGACCTTCAGCAGCAGCATCCTTCATAAGTTTAACTTGCTCTAACTTTAATTTCTGTGCATCCAAGGCAGCTTCTGCTGAATTACTGGCAGCATCCAGTTGTAATTTCTGTTGTTGAAGCTCAACCTTTTTCTGTTCCAGAACAACTAATTGCTGTTCAGGAGACTGTACAATACCCATAGCCTGATTTGCATTCAATACTTGTTGTGCAGCTTCGGCCATTATTGCTTCTGTAATCTGTGTGTTTTGTGGTCCAACTTGCTCCATTCCTGTTTTTGTAAGACCATTAATCTGTTCCTGATATTTCAGAACCATATGTTCCTGAATGTTTGCTTCCAGTACAGGTTTAATTCTTTGCATAATTGGATTTGCTCCATTTACAGGATCTTGAAGAAATGCCGTCTTAACCTTAACGTGGGCATCATGATTCTGACCGGGAAAAGCTGCAATCGGCATTCCCTTTGTTGCAGCCATTATATCTGATACAGGATCAAGAGGCTGTGGTTTCTGCTTGGGTGGAAGTATCTCTTCCAAATTTGGCATATTGGCTGCACTTAGAATTGTTCTACTTAATGCTTCCAGATTGAACATGCCGGGAGGAGATTGCTGGGCCATTTGCATAGCCATTTGTGCAATCATAAGACGGTGAGCATTGGATGGAATATTAGGATCGCTGACGGGGATAACGTCCACTCTTCCATCAAAATCGGATTTAAAAATATTCCGACTTTCAAATGGCACATCATAAGGATATTCACTTGGTAGATACTCATAATCAATTCTAGCCAAGATCTTAAATTCATCTCTTTGAGCTTTATGCAATCGTTTGTGGATTGCCGAGAAGAATTTACTGGATGCTTCCAGTAATGCCATTGTTGTACCTACAGGACCATAAGAAGCTGCTTCTGATACAACTTGTTCTGTACTATCAGCAAACTTCTGACCTGCTTGAGTTACGAAACCCAACATCTGGAACAAGGTCTGGGAAGGCTCTTTATACGGGAGAGGAACGATAGCCTTTGCCAAGTCCATGCCTGTAGATTCAACTTCTTTAAACTCACCGGGGCTAATAGGATCATTGTCTCCAACCATCCTTACACCTTTTGCCTTAAACCCTCCCGGCAGATTTGCAAATTGACCTGCATCAATGAGGCTTCTCATTGCTGCTGTTGCACTCATGGTAAGATTACCAAGGAAATGCATAAGGCCAAAACCGTAGAAACCAAAGCCCGGTACGAATCTATAGTGGACAAAGTGATTTATCTTTTCCTGATTCGGATCATCAGCTTTATAATTTCTACGAATACATAAAACATTTCTAGATTGTTCTTCTATTGTTACAATATAGGGAAGTGCAATTCCATCCTCTGCATTAGATTCATCTATCTCCAAGTAACAATGCTGCTCCAATAAAACATATTGTGGATCAGTATCCTGTGTTGGGGAGAAACCCAGAATGGTATCCATCTTGGATGCAAATGCAGTAGGTTCTGGATTTGTTGCCATTGGTAAATCTGTATGGGAGTATATACCAGAACGGATATCTTTTGCTAAATCAACTGGACTCCGATAAATTACATGTGTATATCTATCAGCTTTACGTAAATTACTGGCATAATATGAAACATAAAATTGATCAATAGGTACAAATTCAGATACGGGTCGTTTTAGATTTGCATCGTAATATACTTTTTTAAATGCAGAACCTATCAATGGAAGATGGAATAACATCTTTTCAAATTCATCAAAGTATTCTGGCATCTGTTCCGTAAGCTGATAGTTCATAAAGTTCTGAACTCTATTTGCTTGTTTCTCACGATCTGGATCTGATTTTCCCAGTATTTGTGCTTTTACCGGACCAGCAGAAGGAAATAATTCCTGTGATGCTTTACTTTGAAACTTTACTGCTGATTCGACAAGAAGTGGATGTACAGCACTACATGCACCTTCAAATGGTTCGGATGATTCCTGTATCTTTAAACCAAGTAAATCGAATCCACGTTCAAACATGGACTCCCATTCCTGTCGAGAATTTTTGTCTGAATTATAATTATCATATATAGTTGAAGAAATTTCACTTAGTGTTCCTTCATCCAATGTTTCAGCTAGATTAGCATACCATTCTTTTACAGGAGCTTCTGCTTCCATTACTACTGTATTGGTAAAGTCAACTGTTACACCACCATCAGGTTCCAATTCAAAGGTTGCTTCCTGCTCCTCTCCAACAGGTACAGGAGTCATTGGTACAACATTTGTACCTTGTTGTGGTATCTGTTCAAATGGATTTCGTTCTGTTGCCATATTTATTTTCCCGTCTTATTAAATAAGTACTGATTCTTTATTATACACCTAAGATCTCCAGTATGCAACCCTTTTTGTTTTACGTTTTTCATCTTCCCATTCTGGATCTTCAGGATGTGTAATATGCCATGATTCTCTCATGTAATGTATAGCCATCGTTAAAGCATCTACCTGATCATCATGGGCTGCATTTGGAAATTGTAGTAATTCTTCTACAAGTTCATCTGTCCATTTTTTATTTTTTGGTATCCATACTCTTCCTGATTCGATTAGTGGAGAAGCAGCATATACTCTGCTGACTTTATCTCTATCAGGTAAGTATTCTCTTACTGGTAAGCCCCCTCTTCTCATATCCTGTATGAGAGATTGTCCACTGGCCTTTTTCTCCACAATACATACGTCAGGTTTAAACTGACGGAATAATATCTGGGTCATTCTACGTAGTTCAGGATATTCAAA